CTATAATGAAACATTGTTGGGGATTCATAGATAAATTACGACAAGGAAAATAAACTTCTTTACCTTTAATATTTAACAACAACCCAACAGATTCTTTTGGGTCTTCTGTTTTAGCATGTTCTAGTGCTTCTGCTTTCCAATTCATTAGACAAACGTACCAATAGAAGGAAATATATCTCTGGTACATTGCCTTTTAGGTAGTCTTATTCCTCCTAAGTCACTAATACTTGCAAGCTCAAAGGTGACAATCTCTCTATTTTCAGCAGCTTTTCTATCTATATAATATATTTCTCTTGGAAATTCATGGTTTGCCGCAGAAGCATTGCCTCCTGAAAAATTAGCAGCATCTAAAAACTTAGCCAAAGTTCTAATTCTTGTTACTTTTGCACCCGTTAAATCATTACCAGAAGTAATTAAGTTAACCTCAAGTATTACTGCTGTAACTAAACTTAATGCATTACTGATTGTTATTTGTGGTCTAGGAAGCTGTCCTCTCTGGAAAGCAAATCCACTTGCTTCTACTGGATAACGTGAGTAAGTATTACTTTGCCAAACTATCTCTCCATTTGCATTTAAGTTGCTTCCTGCATGGAACCGATACGTCATTGTCGATTGAGTACCATGCAATGTTGGATCTAAAGCCAACTCAAATAGTTCAATAATTGCTGACGGATTACTACTTTGTAGGTCATCAATAATAGGATCTAAACTCATGGTTCAAATACTTCCCTAAATGTTGCTGTAATTGTTGCCCTATTTAGATAGGGAATGGATTTATTCCACGACTCACAAACAAACTTAGAAGCCGAACCCTCTCCAGGTGGCGTAAAATCAAAACTAGCTTGATCTAATGCTCTGGCATCGAAAAATTCTTCAATTTTGTCTGCATCTGACTCTGAGACTGCAAATCGTAAGGAATAAACTTTTGGATTTGTATGTGCATTTAACCCAAACAAAATTCGATGTTCATATCCATCTGCAAAGCGAACTATACGATTTATAGGCTTAGACCTTTTTTGAACTCCATATTGTGGAGTTGTACCCCCAGTTGAAGTTCCTAAAGTCGCATCATTAAAAGTTGCCATTAACGTGTACCTGCTAAGAGTCCTCCAGGTCGTTGTTGGTTAATCAGTTCAGCTTGAACTGCTGCTGCCAGCATAGATCCTAACTCCCCTGCTTGTCCTTCATCTCCTTGAACAGACGAACCAGAAGCATCTACATTAACAACCACGTTTGCTCCTCCCATTGCATGATTTGGAACGATATTACCGCTAGAACCTGGAACAAATAATTCTGGGCCTTTCTCTCCAACGATGTAAGGAGATCCTCCTGATACTGGTCCTCCGCCTGCCTTCTTCATCCAGTTAGGAATAGCATCGGCAGAAGGGATCATATTAACTGGACCAGAAGGGATCCTATTAACTGGACCAGATGGAATACCAGGCATATTAGGTAAGCCATTAACATTAGGTTTGCCTGGGAAAGAGGGAGCGACAGGAGTACCTGGTCTTCCAGCCATTCCTAAAGCAGTTTGGAAGAAATTACCTACTCCACCTGGAAGAGAAGAGAGTCCTACATTGATTCCATAAGTTAATAACGCATTACTGATTTTCCTGAACGTATTAGAAGCAACCTCTCCTAATGTCTTCGTTCCATCTATTGCTGCATTAATTCCTTCAACTAATCCATCTCTAATAGAAACTCCTATTGAGTCAAATACAGCTTTTATTTCTTCCTCTTGTGCTTTCAATTTTTCATTTGCATCTTCAAGTTCTTTCTTATATCTAAGTTTTTCTTTTATTATATCTACTTGATCACTTTGTACTCCTTCAACCTCTCTTTCAATTTCAAGTGTTCTTTCTAGTGCTTCTCTATCACCTGACTTCATATCATATAACCTTTGTAACCTCTCAATCTCTTTGTCTACGCTTTCCATCTTGCTTCCTCCGTAAAGCTTGTCCGCAGAAGCTTTAGCCGTCATTTTGTCAAAATCTCCCATCGTGCCTGCGATAATTTGAGATCTTAATTCTTCTTTTTTATCTCTAAACTTATAGCTACTAGGCATTTCATCATATTGTCTAATTTTTTCTTGTATTTTTGAACCTCCAGATTCCCTAGCAAAAGTAATTATCCTCTCTTCTTTAGCCTTCTTAGATATTCCTAAGAACTTGTCAAACCAAAGGATAAGACCTGCTGTAGCAGATTGAACTTTTAACATCCCTGCTTGTAATGACATCATTACATCAGTCCATTTTTCCCCAAATTCTTTTAATCTCTGAACTCCTACTTCTCCTACGGTTGCAGTTAACCGTTTAACAGTGGCATCAAAAGCAGCTTGTTTACCTTCAGCAGCTTCTATATTCTTAATCCTCTGTCCTTCAGCCGTACCAGCAAGCCCCATTGCTTCGGTTAAAGTACCTGTGTCTTGAGTGAAAGCTCCTAAAGCTTTACCCATTTCTGCCGTCTTAACAATAAAAGCATCAATCGACTGACCTACTGCACTTAAAAGTATTTGCGCTCCAAAACCTGACCCTGGACCCATCTTAGATTGGAGAACCGCACCAGCGGTACCACCAGCAACAGATCCAACACCACCGCCAAAGAGAATAGGGAAGCCAGCTCCTAACATTAGGTTCTCTCTAAACCTAGCGTTCATAGCTTGAGACTCTTGCAGCTTTTGACCTGCCCTAGAAGCACTACCACTCTTCATTCTTTGATATCTTTCCCAGAC